GGATGGGCATCATTATTTTCCTCTCCATCTTTGGCACCTTCGCTGTGACAACTCTATTGGCGATCGCAACAATCAGTGCGTTGAGGTTTCGGCATAAAATCAACCAGGCTACGAAAGCAGCCTCTGCCGAGGTTAGAACAGCCTCTTATGAGAGTCAGCAGTAACACGCTGGCGCTCTTCTGGGCCCACAACCTTGGATTCAAGCACGGGCGCTGAGGCTGACTCTATGGGGAGAACCCCCAACATGCGAGCGACCTCGGGGGTGACTCTGTCACCTTTACGGGCAACCAGAATCATCTTGTCGTCTTTTTCCTCATAGAGGTCTCGATCGACAACAACGCTCTTTCGCGTTTCTGGTGAAACTTCTTGTACAGCCATAACGCCACTCTAGCAAAAGCAAAGAGGACCGGGCCGAAGCCCGGTCCCCTTCAGTAGCCCCTTTTATCTAGGGCTGGAAGTGGCTAGATGCCGGTGACGATGCAGAAGGACTCGGGCCGCTTGACGGCGAGAGCAATCCGCTCCTCAGCGAGAATCGCAATAGCGTTCCTCACGAAGAAGTCCGAGTGATTCTCGGAAACTCGGATGCTGCCTTCCATGCGGTCGTAGAGAGTCGCACCGATGCCGAAGGAACCGACAAGAGCGGTTCCTACAGTGATCGCAGCGGACTCAACAACCGGAAGACGCCAAATCCGTGCCTCAGCACCAATGGCGAGCGAAGCGACAAGCATGTGACGTTCGTCGCCATCCTTCTCAAGTTCGATCTGCTCCATGTCAGTCGGGTGGATGACCATGCCAGTTGCCTCGTAGTAAGCGAGAGCAATCTTGGTGATGGACTTACGGATCGCGTCGACCCGTGTATCCGAACCCAGCGCCTGTACGGAGACACCAGCGTTGGTGATACCCGTGAGGTTGGTGCCGGTACCGTCACCATTGAGGATTTGGTCATCCTCGGTGAGACGGAGTCCGTACAACAACTCGTTGTCGACAATGCCCCGCATTGCGGGCTCGTCAGCAAGCACGTTCCTGTGAGCAACCTCGTAATGTCCGATGTTGCGAACCGGAGCCTGCGCGCCAGCGATGGTCAGCGTCGACTGTGGGTATGCGGTAAAGGTCTCGGGTGATCCCGAACGCTCCGACGTAGTGGCGGAGTTATTCGTGAAGCCGGTGACCCGGAAGTATTCAACCAGGTTGGTTGAAGTCTGCTGTACGTTGAACAGATCGCGTACACGTGCAGCACGGTGGGCGCGTTCCACGATCGCATCCCGCTGCGGGGTACCGAACTGAGCCGGTGTCCCACTGGGGAGGGTCGTGTAAACGTCCTTGCGCTGCCACATCCCGCCAAGGTCGCCCTTGACGTTGTAGGGGACGTGCATGGTGTAGCCGTTCTGTCCACCGTTCAGGTATTTGTATTCGTCTGAATCGACGAATCCCTGGCCAACGCTAGAAGCAGTAATCTCTTTGGCTTCCTGAGCGACCTCAGGCTCCGAAGATGCAGAAGCCCAGTCCTGCATCTCCTTCTGCCCTTCCAGGGCCTCGATCTGCTCGCGCAGATCACGGGCCTTGGAGAGGTTCGCACGGAATCCTTCGATGTGCTTCACGTCGACCTGAATGTCAGGACCGCCCTCTTCACGGTTGTCCTCGGCGTGAGCGACGATTGCGTCGTTCTCGGCGAGAGAGTCGCGGAGAGCAGCCTTAAGTTCCCGTAGGTGGGAATCCTGAACTGCCATTAGGTTTACCTCGTGTGTAGGTGGATAGATGTACACGAGGTAAGCACCCCGCTCCGTTTATTGTTACACGCCTATTGGTGTAACTGCGGAAGGGTCAATCAAAGGTCAAAATCATCATCGTCATCGTCGCCAAAATCCGGCAACATTTGTGCAGGATCGAAGACTGTTTGACCGGCATAGGTGATCCGACTGGGCCAACTAAGTTTTCTCAACTGGTCTGCTATGGCCGTCATAGCCGCGGCAGCGATTTGAGGAGGGACAGAACCGAGATCGACATGATTCGGCTCTGCCGGATCGTCAAGAGAAAGTACAAGTGTGATTATTGGGAAGTGTCTTGCCTGGGGGATGTCGTCATCAAAAGCGTAAAAAGTAGAGGACTCCGTAGAGGACTCCGCGGGGTCACTTTCTGGAGGCGTTGTAGTAGGTACCTCTAAAGATGGCTTCTCCCCTGGAGATTGGGACGAGTTCGACATTGAAGTTTCCATCACCTTCCTCGTATGTAACGACGGCGAGTCCTTGTTGCCAGTCTTCCACCGCGTTAACTGGCTTGCCATGAGGGTCCGTAGAACCCTTTGTAGATGGTACTGCGCCATCAATCCGACATAGACAACCTGGTGAAGCCGCCAAACTTTGTTTCGCCCCGCTGTATGTACGTCTGGTCTTATGTTGTAACTCAATCCTGTGGATATGTCCATGGATGATGGATGTACGCTCGTCATCTACAACGGCTTTGACAGTCGAACCACGGCTTCTGGTGATGTGACCATGGATACAGGCGAGGTTCTGATTGATCCAATAGATACCCGCTGGGTACCCACCGACATATTCAATGTCAAGGTGTGGCTCGTTGAGCCTCAGCAAATACGGGACTGACATAACGGGCCAATCCTCCGGCACCTCGGCTCTCTTTAGATGAAGAGAGGCAGCGGTATTAGCCGTCATTGATTTTTGGAGACGCCGATCATGGTTGCCCTCCAAAAGAACGATTTCTGCATCGGGTGCATTCGCCCTTTGTTCACATAAGAAGTTATGACCACGATCGATTGTTGCCTGGGTGGTCTTAGCGAACGCTGGTTCCTGTTCAAACTTACCGAACTCAGCGAAATCTAGAAAGTCTCCGAGGTTGACAATCTTGTCAGGATCAAGGTCAGCGAGGATCTGCATGGCAACATCCATCGCAGGCTCGGAATGGAAAGCATCCATCTCCCCATCGTCATACATGCGAAAACCGATTTGGGGATCTGGAAGAACCACAGCCGTTTTATATTTCGACCGGGTGGATCCCGTCTTCTTCGGGCGATGCTTGATGGTCACTGGAGCGGCCTGTTGAACCACCGGCCATTCCGGTCCATCGGCCCATGCAGGGGCTATTACAACTGATATCCCACCGAGGTCGTGTATCTCGGCTTCGCCCTCTTCGTTCTTTGTGAGGCCTTGCCACTCAGAAATGCGGACCTTCTCGATGGCCCCTATTTCCTCAGGATCTATGCCCGACTTCTCTAAGAGATCAGCAATCTTACCTAATCTGGATTTAGCCAGTTCTTCTTTGAAGGCTTCACCCACGATCGATAGCCCTGGCTCGCCTCCAGTTACGTACAGCGTTCGTCGAAATGGTGTAACCGTGCTTCCCGAGAACCTCAGAAATCGCAGCGGATGTCACGCCATCATCCTCAAGAGCGGTTAGGAGAGAAACACTGTCACTCTCATCCATTGCTTCAAGAATGATGTCAACGCGATACCGCTGGATTTGCTTCCTGGGAAGCATTTTCATTTCGCTATATAGGTCACCCACGGGCTGCACCAACCGTTCAACTCGGCGTCACCCTATTTTAGTCGGTTGACTGCCCTTGAACGCGGCGGCTCCGTCACCCTTTATGTCACCAGGTAGTTATTCACCCAGGTCAGAATAGGAAACCAGGTCCTGGAACTCTCGGAGTTCAGCAAGGTCAAGACTCCCTAGAACCGAAGTCGGTTCCGTAGCCTTGGCTTCTTCGGACTCTTCGTCGGCGGTTTCGCTGACGCTCTCATCCGACTTCTCGACCTCTTCTTCCGCTGCCGGGGCTTCCTCAGCCTTCGGCTTTTTGGCTGGCTTGGCGTCGCCGCCTGCCGGGGAACCTTCGACAGCCATTTGTTCTGGTGTCAATGTTCCACCGTGACTGAGGTCTTCTACGACCTCGGGTGCATCAGCACCTGCGCCGTCAGCCCGCTCAGAAGAATCAGGATCGGTATTGGAGAAACCAGGTGCGTCGCCGCCCTTTTCCTCCAACGACCCCAACCGTTCGGAAAGAGTGTTCAACGCTGTAATAGCGTCGGTGATGGCGGACTGGACACCTTGGCCGTCGTCTATGACGACTTCAGTAGCCTCAGTCGTTTCTGTGATTTCGGCCTCATTAGCCATGATGTCCTCCAAAGTGGACTTGATTTCGGTTATACCAGCACCCTCATCGATGAGGGCGTCTATCTCTTTACAGTCAAAGCCAGTCAGAGAAGCCTTCAACTCCAGGATCTCTTCCATTTCCTCGTCTGACTTCAAATCAAGCGGCTTCTCACCGCTCTCGCGATAGTGACGGGCGAGATGGTTATACACGCCCTTCCTGTCGCTACCTCGCAACACGCTGCCCCCGCGGGCACCATTGAGGCTTCCAATACCTTCACGAAGACCCCCTAGAGCAGCAGCCCCGGGTGACCCGTCACTACTGACGTAGTGATGGATGAAGGAATAGTTCGTTTTGAAAGTGGGGTCTTCCCCATCCTTCAAGAACGCAAAAATCTTCGAGTAATAAGCCTTGTCCGCCGGAGACCGCACGCTCTTGTACATCGCAGGCTTCCATGGGCGATCGTCGGCGAAGCCAACGGCGTGGCTAGCGATGGGCCCCTTTTCCTCGTCGGGCTCGGAAGCCTTCCCAGCCCCAACAGGGACATCTTTAACACTCACGGTGTGAGTCCCAGGTGCTGCTCCGAATAACACCGGGCTGTACTCGTACCACTCAAGACGTTTGATGTGGCGAATGCCCGTGTCTTCTTTCATCTCAGATCCACCCTCGGGGACTGAGTAGCCGATTGACCACTCCTGTTCGCCACCAAAGAACTTGATGTCCTCATAGGCGTCGCGCCCACGGGACGTGTTGAGATTGAACTGCATCTTGACTAGAACTCCGCCAGCGTCCTGTTCTTGGAGATGGGAGGGGAGTTTGTCGCTACCTGGTGGTAGTTCAACTGCTGACACTGTGCGTGCCACCGGAACGGTGGTGTCGTGAGACCAGACACCTTTAGGGATCCTCTTTTGCAGAGTGTCTTCGTAGGCTCCGGGAACGATTACGTCTTTCACATTGTCCACGATGTTCGTCACGGACACAACGGCCTCGACAATGCCTTCGGCATCATCGATTGCTTTAGCCTCAACTGTTGCTTGTTTGGATTCCAGTTCCACTGGGCCTCCTAGACGGTCTCATCCTAAGATTAGGTTCTCTGACCGACCGAGTGGCCGAGCGTCAAGGCCCCCTATACGGCCCCGGTTATGAGTTCCACCACATCGCCTTGCCCAATCAGCCTCGCAACGACCGCAGAATCACGAGAAGCCGCTATTTGTTCTGACGAAACCCCATATTCGAGAAGAGCCCCAGGATTTGGTTGATTCGTAAACAGCATTGTGCAACGACAGTTCGCCGTCTCAGCGATAGACGCGCTGGGATCCCCTGGGTGCATCATCAAATAGCCACCGACTGAGAACGGTTCTGTAATCGGCCTTGCTTGCCCATCGGCGTGAGTGTGCGTGGCCCTGACCTTTTCATCCTGTTGAGAGAACCAAACCTTGTAGCGGAACCCGTCCTTAAGCGCCGCTATCGTCTGTCCTTCATTCACTCCAAACGTCACCATGCCAGCGGCAATAAGTTTGGACCTGGTTTTTACCGCTGCGTTGAATACATCCGCGATGTCTTCAGCGAGAGCATCCACTGACATCCCCGCACCGAGACCCTTCACTATCTTCTCTTCCAACTGGCGGCGAGTGGTCGAGTTGATCTCTCCGATTCGCGCAAGCCCAGTCGCCACTGCTATGGCGACCAACTCTTCGTCGGGCTCTATCTGTTTACCCGTCATCAACGCGACCTCGTTACCACCATCCATAATGGTGGCCATCAAAAAGGTCTTGGCGTCCGCTACCAACTGCTTGTCCCAGGTCGGGATGTCAAAGATATCGTTTACCCCGACAGAGACTCCCTTGTTGACCTTCTCTCTGATCTTGCGGGACTTCCACTTCTCCAACACCACGCGGCGTTGCCTCTGGAAATAGGCGGCCATTTGGATAGAGACAGAATCTGTTAAACGCCCTAGTTTCTGATCGCGCATAGAACGGATCTCGGCAACCTTCGTGGCGTCAATCCAGGTGTCCCCGTAAGGGAACCCCCAGAGGTCCTTATCTAAAGGGGCCGACTCCCTATCCTCAGCCTTCAACTCAGCAGACCCATTCAGGGACGCGGCCTCTGGGACCACTTCAGCGGGTTCGGACTCAGGGGTGATTACTGGAGCCTGAGGCTGGTTGACTGGAACAAAGCCAGGGTCATCCAATGAGGGAGGAGTGAACTCTGTTGATGGGGTTTGCCCGTCAGCGACTGCCTGCCCAACCGGCATCAAGTTCTGTTGGATCCAAAGAAGATCAGATCCACAGGCTTCCCTGCCAGTGAGTTGTCTGTATTCGTCGACTGAGATAACCCCAAACTTAAGTTCCTCTAGATGGAAAGCAGCACGTTCCCGCTCGTCCCGAGAGAGAATCGCCACATCATCAAGATTGAACTTGACTGTCAGTTCTTCCGAACCGTCTAGACGATCAAACGCGCGTTCTATCAGCATCAGGTGAGGGAGCATGGTCTCTCGCCAGAACACTTCGAGTTCCGTATCAGCGTTTGCGAATGTCCGTTCAGCAGCATTGCCGATAACCGACTCGGGGACACCGAACGCCATGAGGATTTCCTCTTTAGCGAGTTGTTTCGTTTCGGTGTACTGGGCGTCGCGTTGCGCCATTGACGTGTCAATCCACTTGGCTTGTTCGGCCTCCATGATTGTCATGCGTCCAGCGCCACCCAAAGCGGAGCCAGTATTGCCGAGGAACCTGCGGCGGATCTCTTCAGCAGCGTCATCATCCAGTTCACCCTGGACCATAAGAATGCCACCAGGGCGACCGTCATTGACCATGAAGTTCCTGTTATAGATCCTGGAGTAATAGTCAATGTCTATTGCCAAGCCACACGCTTCCAGGGGTGATTGCCCCCTATAGGGATCTGTGGCGTGCGGGATTCTCACCCAGACAACGTCCTCGGGCTTAACAATCCGTTCCTTACTGTTCGGGACTTGAACGGAGAAGCCAGAAACAAACTTTTTGGGATCAGGGATCGGGTACGTCCAGTTAGGCGGGAGTAGATAAAGCCCAACCACATTGTCGAGTCGGTCCTTGACCACTTCGATAAACGCCCCCCTCTTAGAAAGAAGGACCTGAGATGACAACTGGAACCTGAAGTTATATGCGTCGTGGTGTGGATTTGCCTTCCTGTTAAGAATCGGCAAAAGCGAATGATCTACCGGGTCATTTTTTTCATTGTGGATTTCGATGGGAAGGCGGGCGGCGTTCGATGCGATCGCAAAAATGCTCTTGTAGACCCAGGTAACCCTGTCGTTGCCCTCAGATACGGCGCGGTCAACATCCCAGTCGTCCTTATAGGCCCTGTTCTTATCCAAGTTGCCAAGTTGGGCCATGTTCTGGTTGTAGTAAAAGGCCTTTGTGTTGTCTGGCCGACTAAATCCTTCACGGGAGTGACCAGTGAACTTCAAACCTTCAAGGAATCCCATATCAGCCCTCGTAGCCCATCAAAAGTGAAACCAGTATGAGGGCCACTGCCGATACGCCAAGCCCAGCCGTGATACTCACGGTGAACCCGCACATAGTGGCAGCCGCCACACCTGAGGCTAGGGTCGCTGCTGAAATCTTCTCTTTAATATTTAGTGCCGTTATTGTGACTGCACCGATTGTCGCGACCATGGTTAACCCCGCCCAGACGATCAACGCTGGGATACTAGACATGGGCCCAGCCTACGCTGTCTAAACAACCTGGCGTGATAGGTGGCTCTACCATCCCGCGAACAACCCCATACGGTCCCCGTCCATTGACAGATCGAGTGGGTAGCCGTTCTTGAGTTCATAAAACAAATGTTCTTCTACCCCGTGTGCTCTAGCAAACCTATTTGCTAAAACTACACCGGCATAGGCCTGTGATAGATACGCGGAGAAGGCCAACTTCAGCATCTGCGGATCGCCGTCAATGGGAATCCAGTTGAATGGCCCCTCAGGATCGTTGAATAACTTTGCAAACTCTTCCGCCCGTTCACCGTTGAGATAACCCCGACAATCAACCTCAGAATGCACCGGGGGGTTTCCAAAAATCGCCCCATCGACATAATCAATGCCGGAGACATCGGCGAAACCCTTGACCTCGTCTCTCAACCCATCATGTTTGGTATTCGTATCGCAGTAAATGCCCCGGAACCCCTCGAAGGCAATGTCCTCGATCGTTTCGACAGCCCAGTGTTTAGTTCTACCGTGCCCAGCGCCGCAACAGAGAATGTGATCGGCTTCTTGCGCTAGGTACTGGAAAACCCCAACATCTCTGAACCCATACTGATTGGCCCTCTGCAAGGTTCGGTCAGACCGACCGTCGCTCGCCCAGATGATCTCATGCCCAAGTTTCTGAGCACACATTGCTATACCTGAGCCCATTTGACCTGGGGACACCAGCCCAATCACTGCCATCGTTCGCTGCCCTCCCATTCCCTCTCGGGATCATATTGAAAAGTGAGTGGGACGCTACCGGACACGTAGTAGTAGGGGTCCTGTCCCATATTGAGAACGATCCTCTCCGGTAGTGGATAGATCACCCACATCTTTTGCCCATCGGCCGACCCACCCTCAAGGGTGATCTCACGGGTGGTGGCCTTGCGATCGGCCTTGGCCTTTTTGGAAGGCCCCTGCTTCCTGGCCATTTGACTAATCGACCTTTGATGCGAGAATGATTTCGATCCCATCGTCGATCGAGGGAGGTGGCCTGAAGATGCGACCGCCCCTGGCTTCACCGCTAGGGGCGGTTTCGCATTCTGCGTCGTAAATGCCATCGCTCATTAGCGGTGAGACCTCCCCAAATCCCGAACTCAATCGGTGCATCCATGGCGTACTGGAGACATTCCCAAGTGACGGGGCACCGGCTACACATTTCCTTAGCGCGCTTGGAACCATCACGGATCTTCTCGTCGAAGAAGAACGTCGAAGAAGGTTCCCCCTTGCAAAGGGCGTTGTCGACCCACTCGGTGTCCATTTCTTCATCGGGCTTGACTTTCCAGCGGTAGTACCTGCCCAAGTCTGGGTCACCCGTCCTCATAACGGCGAAGGATCCAAGGAGTGTGGTCACCTAAATATGCTCCAAACGTGTTGAAGCAGAGATAATCGATTGCCCCATCGAAATCGCCGTCGAGTTCCTCAGCGAGAGTGTCGACCATTTTCTCTTCGTCATAAACCAGGACGGCTTCTGCGCCGACTCTTGTGGCGTAGCCAATGATGCAACTGTCGAACAGCGTCCTCGGCCCAGGACCGTCGAAGATGACCGCCTCTGGATTCAACTCAGCGAAATCCATCCACCACTGGGATGACCTTTCCTCGTTGTTGTCACCGGCTTGGCCAGGGAATGCCGTGATGCTTGCATCACAGATTACGGCGGGCTTCATTCTGTCGTTTGTTGAGTTCACGTAAGTCCTCTCGACTCGGCTCGAAGGCCGTGTCCACAACTGTACAACAGTTCGGACACTCCCCCTCGTGATTGGCGAGAACTCTCTTACCTACATACCAACCACAACTGAAGCATCTATATAGGGGATCACGCCTTGGCATAGGAGACCCTCTAAGAACTATTCCTTGCCTACTGAGAAACTCAGACCATGACTATGGACGAACAACGAGATCGCAGATCGACCATCTTCGATGGGATCACTGCTGCGCTCGCTTACATAGACGACCAAATCGAAGACCTCAGATCAATAATCAAAGACGAGGTCGAAGAGGAAGCGTTGATCGATGTCTGATGACAAAACAGACGGTGAAATCTTCGCTGACGCACTATCAGAAATCCAATCAGCCATCGAAACCGCCAGCGAAAAGGTTGCTGGACGGGTTAAAGAGCGTGTCGATAACGCGCTCGGGCTGCTCGACAAAATCAAGGACAACATCGCGTGGGTCCTTGGCCTCCCCGCCGCATTCGCAGGATCCTTCGGATTCATATGGGATTCCAGTGGCGACGAAGCAGCCCTTTCGTACCAAGTCGCCCAACTTGAGGAAGCAGTCGCAGAACTCAAGTCCGAGAACAACCTTCTCGGTGGGGGCGCAAAAAACTTTTCGCTTGATATGAGCCAAGCACCAGGCGGTTCGATAACCGTCGTTATCGGTGCCGCAGTGATTGCCGTCTTCATTGGCACACTCATTTGGTATCAGTCAAAGCGGCGTCGAAAACGATGAAGAAAGTCCTGGCGCTACTCTTCGCCGGGGCGATATTCGCAGCCGGTTGCTCTGGCGGGGATGATCCCGAACCTGAGCCAGTTGATCTTTTCCCACCGACGACCACGATCGTTCCTTCAACTACCACGGCCGCCAATACCACCACAACTGGCGCTCCCACAACAACTGTTCCGCACGCCACAGAGGACGCACTGGCAGACCACGCTCTGACCTTCCGCCCCGTATCGGACAGTTTCTCATTTGAAAACTTCGGAGGCGGCACCGCACCCGCTGATCTTACGGTCAATATGGCCCGCCGCCTCTACGGTGACACTCAGGTTTGCTCAGATGTAACTGACAACAAATGCACCCCCTACCCGGTGATCCTTCAGTTGATCTCCCAGGCCAACCGCTCAATGCAGGGTGGATTGTGCGAAGGGCTTGCTGTCCTGTCATTACGTCTTGCCAACGACCCAGCCACACTCTCATCATTCCAAGATGTCACCCATGTAGCAGCACTCGTCAAAGAAGACCCAGCGCTTCTTTCAGAACTCGCATATTGGTACGTCACACAGTTCGCTGTTGAGGTCCAGCAAGAGGCCTCCGCCTATCTGGAGATGCACCCCATCCAGTTGGCCGAGATCCTGCTAAGAGACTTCGCAGCGGCCGAGGCTGGCGAATCATCAACCGGTTACACCATCGGCATCTACTCAGAACAGGGCGGCCATGCCGTCACCCCTTATCGGGTCGAGGAGACTGAGAGCGGTTATCGAATCTATATATACGACTCGAACTGGCCGACTTCTGAACGCTGGGTCGACGTTGACAGTGGTGGGTGGTCCTACGCCTTGGCGGCAACGAACCCCACCGAGGAAGCATCGGCATGGGGCGGTGGAGTCGGGACGATGGAACTCACTCCCATGCGCTCTCGTTCTGGGCCCTTCTCGTGTGGATTCTGCCCTAGCACCGGCGAAGACTCCGGGACGCTACTGACAGTCGCTTCTACCGGCGACAAACAGATGGCCATCAAGATCGAAACCGAGGATGGCGATCGACTGGGGTATTACGACGGCAGGTTCATCAACGAGATAGAAGGTGCCACATACCGTTATTTGATCTCTGGGCCAAGCACCGCAGATCCAGTGTTGGTCTTCCTGCCGCCTGGTGTAGAGACATTCAGCGCAGATGTTGAAGAGATAGATGTCCCCACCCCGACGGCTACCCCAGAATCCCCCCAGGACCCCGAGGCCCCGTCAGAGCAGGAACCCGAAGAGGATACTCAAAAGTTCTCGCTTCTGGTACTCGACGAAGAAAAATCTGTCCAAATCGAAGCGACCATTGTTGAAGAAGACCCCTCCGAGCCAGAGACAGAAGAAGCACAAATCTCTCTGATCGACTTCTCAGAAGAGTCGATAGAGATCGCCGAAGTAGAGGAAGCCATAGTCGCCATCACGGTTGATGCTCTAGCCATAGAGATCGACCTGGACGAGGGACAAACAATCGAGGTTGTTCTCCCACCAGAACCAGAACCCGACCCCGATGTCCCTGTTATCGAAGCCCCTCAAAT